TCTTTTGTGCTCCCTTTTCAACACTGCCGTTGCCTGCTCCTCTTACAGCATCCGCTGTAAATACAAACTCATTCTTTGATAACATTGCTGGAACGTCATCTGCTTTTTCTTTTATACCAACTGGTACAAATCCACCTTTAGCTCTGTAATCTAATTCTGTAATACCACCTTGATTGACTCTAGGCTCACCCATAGGCATACCACCACCTGCTAGTTTAGCTAGTCCGCTGCCATCTCCAATAGATTTTATAGGTTCAGAATATTCTCTTCTTTGCATAGGTGCTTGTCCAATCGATTCTAAATATTGTCTCATATTATTTGCTTCTGCACCACCTGAATAAGTCACTTCATAACCACCTGGTAATGTAACTGGAACAATAGCCATTGTTCCTATACTTGAAACTTTGTCTGGATTGTTTCTTTTCCATTCTGCAAACCCTGCCATTAACTGATCGTAGGGTAAAGGGTCGTTGTAGGTTGGTTGAGCTAGTCCTATTTCTGCTTCAGGTCCACCTGGCATTGTCATTCCAGGTAGTGTAGCTACTGGTCCATCAATAAATTCTTCTATTGGTGTATTTGGATCTGGTGCTACAGGTTGTTTTGTAAACATCATATCATCTGCTGGTCCACCTGGTTGAGTTACTTCTTCGTAAAAATCAACTATGTCAATTGGTTTTTTAACTACTCTTTCTTCAGGTTGAATTATTTTTTTAGGTGGTTCCATCGGTTGTGTAATAGGCATTGAAGGCGGTTGTGGAAATAAACCTGGTCTTTCAGGTATACCTATTGGACCTAATGATCCTTCTTGAACTGGTGTTGGTGTAGGTGCAGCTATTCTCTGTGGTGCAACATAACCTGGTAGCCTGCTTCTTGCTGCTTGAAACTGTTGTGATACTGCTTGTTGATTTGCTAAATTACGTCTCATGTTTTCTGCAAGTGTATTAGCCATAGTAATACCACCCGTTTGATAACCGGCACGTCCACCTGACATCATATTGTATCTTGCAACAAATGCATCTTTGCCTGCATCATCTAATGAAGAATACTCTTTATCAAATTTAAAATAGTTATCAAAATAACTTCTCATTTTTTTACCAACATTTACTTTTCTTCTTGCTAGATATTCTTCCATAGTCTCACCTTCTTCTTGCGGTGGTTCGTCTGCTAGAAATTTTTGATAAATATATGTTCCAGCAGAAGTTACTCCACCTACTAATATTTGTTGTTGTACTAATGAAGGTAAATCTTTTAATATTGGAACGTCTTTAAATAGTCCTGTCGCGTCTCTTATTTGTGGTATTCCTAAAGGTTTAGTTCCCCCTGTTGCTATTTGTTGTGAAGTTTCTTTTGCACCTTGAAAACCGCTAGACTTTGGATCAACTGTTGGCTTTTGAAAAAGTCTACCTACAGGTCCTGACTTAAAACCTTCTTTACTAAATGTTTGACCACCAAAAATACCACCATCGCTTTGTGCGCCACCTAAATATCCTGCAGCTTTACCAAAACCATAAGTTCCAAGACCTTGTTTAAGTGCATCACTGATACTACCTCGTTGATCAAATCTACCTATACCTCTCATCGCTGCTGCAATACCAGGATTAAATGGTGCAACAAACGGTGCAGCTTTGACTGCAATGTCTGCTAGTTCATTAGGTATAAGTTTTCTAATTCTTTCTTTAACCCAACTTCCAATACCATAATTTTGTCTAGGCACGGCATTCATGATGCCACCTTTTGCACGTAATTGTCTTCGCATTTGAGATCTTGTAATCATATATGTTAAATTTTGTTTATATTAAAAAGGCAGGTATTTCACCTGAATTTATACTAATACTTGTTTTTAACAAGTAAATCAAGACTATGTTGTAACTTCTCTAGGTTTAGATTCTAAAGCTGAGAGGACTACATGTAGTCTATTGGCCGTAGCCGCAGTCACTTTTAACACTTCACTTTCCTGTAGTATTAAAGGCGCTGATAATAATTCTGTTGTGCCATTTGCTGATATAGATTTAGTCTTAAAAAGACTAAATACAGCATCTGATGTATCTGTAATAGTAACTGTTATAGTGTCTGCATTACCAGAGTCTTCAGATACTAATATAGATTTTATAATAGAAGTTGCAGCGGTTGGTGCAGTATACAATGTTGTAGCATTTGTTGTAGTCAAATCTACTTTTTTATTTACAAATGAATTAGCCAAAGAAATATGCCTCCGCTTCTGCTTCGTCTTTTAAATCTTGTTGATAGGTAGTGTTTAATTTTTGCACAATACTATCTACATCTCTAACAAATGATTGTTGTATTTGTTGATCATACTCTTCGTTTGGTTGTGTTAATGCTTGAACTATTCTTGCCATTATCTTCTTCCATCCGGTTGATAGTCTATTCTAAAGGTACCTAGTTTCCAAAACTGGCTCGTACTTGTGTTATCTATTTTTAACGATATTGATCTAGCTCTAGCACGTGTGTCTATTTTTTGTGTACCACTTGTCACTGTAAATGGACCTAGTGTTGAACTAGCTGCAGTGTCATTTGGAAAGTCTCTTAAGTTTAATGTAATTCTTGCATCACCTGTTTGTGCTAAAAAGTCTGGTATCACTCTTCTTATTTTCATCATAAACTCACCATCACCAGCAAGTCCTTGTTGTCCAATATCAAAATCTCCAGACTCAATGTTTGCAGTAATTGATGTAGTTGCACCTTCTCGTATTTGATCTAATCCTGTTTCATGTTCATAGTAATAACTAACACCATCAACATTACCTTGTACAAATGTTGAAGATCCTGATGTACCATTAGAACTTGTATCATATTCTGTCGCATGGGGTTTACCAAATACAGCAGAATCTTGCCATGAAGTTCTAGCTAATGTACCAACAGTCCATACTGGTCGCTCGGGACTTGAGTCTAGATAATTGTATGCAACCATTCTATTTACCGTTCCTGATCCTGAGTTAGGGTAGAACCACATTACTTCACCAAACAAGTTATTAAGACCTGCATTGATATGTTGTTTAGGAATTGTATTAATGTCATCGTAAACATGATCCTCAACCAAACATGGTAATGATTCTAGTTTACCAGTGTATCTAAAGAAACCATTTTCTGACATCCAGTATGCAGTACCGTCAACTTCAACAGCTGCGTTCTGTCCTATCAACCCACAGTTTGTACCAACCTGTTGGAATGAGAATGTAAATGGAGGACCAACAAAACGCATAATAAATAATGCAGTATCAGTCCAAACATAAATAGCATCCCGTCCTCTAATTGCTCCAACAATTTTAGATCCATCTGCAAGTCTTTGTGTACCTGCAGTATTAGTAGCTGATGGTGTATAAGTATTAATATCTTCTTGAGAAGAGAATCTTACAAACATAGGATCTTGTGTTGATTTAGTTCCAATAGTTGTTTCTGTTCCAAAAAATACTAAGTGACGATCAGGTGTAGATACTAAACTAAATGCAGATGAAGTAGGTGCACCTGAAATTATAGTTGCTCTAGTATTGTTTGCTCCTGTTGGGTTTGAATCCCATTCAAAACTTTCTCCACCATTAATTGTTGCAATAAGTTTATTACCTAAATTATCTAGTGACCATAAGCCTGGTGCTGTTACAATATCTCCTGATGCTGCAGAGTTCCATGCAAAATAATTTGATGCATCTGTAACGGTTGCACCTGATGAATGTATAGCTGCTGTCGTTCCCGTTGCACCTCTTGTTAATCCAGATAGAGTGTTTCCACTGTTACCTGTGTAGGTAATTAATTCAGAACCAATTTGCACTGTACCTGATGATGCAAAAGAACTTGCACTTGCTAAAGTTAAACTTGTAACAGATGCGTTTATTCCTGATGATAGAGTTGATGTAAATTGACCTTGTTGTTGTCCACCCCATGATCCAAGGCCCCAACCTGTTGTTGCAGTTTCAACTGCTGGTCCAACTGGATAATAGTGTTGTACACGTATGCCACCTGATGTACTTGCACCAGAGCCTCCTTCATTAGATCCCATAGTAATAGTTAAAGTGGTTGTAGTTGGTATTGATGCCACCATAAATTTTATATCTGTAAAATCATTTGATGCAAAATTAGAATTAGTGATACTTGTAAAATTATCTAATAAAATAATATCACCTTTGTTCATATTGTGAGCGGATGCAAAAGTTAATGTAACAGTTGCTGATCCATTGGTTGTAGTAAAAGCTGATGTTAAAGTTGTTGTAGATTTAATTGGATGTATGTCATAAAAAATACCACCAGAGTATGCATATAAAATACTACTACCACCAAGTGCAGCATACTTAATACCTGATGTATTTACAAAATGATGTATGGCTGTGTTACGCCCTGTAATTTCAACAGAACCTAGTTGAGCCCAACCACCTATTTTTTCAGGTAAGCCATATCTAAATCTAACATTGTCACCATTAACCCATTGACCTTCACCCTCAGTTGAAGTGACTTGTTTATTAAATCCAGGTGCAAATTTTACCTTTTGTAACATAGTTTAATCCTATGCTCTACTACGGTTTAGTTGGCCACGTAGCGTCTGTACATTTAGCAACAGTGTCTTTACCATCAGGTAAATCTCTAAGAGCTTGTCTGTAATTTTTCATATCAGTTGATATAGCATTACCTTTTTCAAGTTCCGATGTAATTTCCCAATCAGATGCTGCTAAAAGACGATCTCTTTTTTGTCTTAGATCCGCTAAAGCTCTAGCAGGAGCTGCATTAGCCCAAGCCGCTTCTTCATTGTCTCTAGCTGTCTCTTCCGCTGCTGTAAATTGTACTCTGTTACCATTTATATTATGATATCTTGGCATAGTTTTCTCCTTTGGTGTTATGTATCATTATTATAGAATTCCGTAAAGGCAAATATCTCCAGCGTCTATGTTGCCTGTATGCATAGTAAATTGCACTGCATCAATTGCTGTTGTTGTGTTACAATATCCAGCCACAAAACATTGATTAGCAGCTGGTAAATTATGTGAAGCTGATATATTGGATATAAAATGTTTTACAAATGTTGTTGAACTAGGATTAAATAAACGTAGATATCCACCAAGACACTCATCGTTGTCATAACCAACTGCTCCAATTAATTTTACAGGGTCTGTGCTTTGTGCTTGATCTAGACTTGTTTCATACGCAAGTTGTGTTGTACTATTATCTTCTGGATGGTATGTGTTAAAAAAAGTTGTTGTTGTCGTAGCATCATAGTCTGTACCACCATCTCTAAAACCAATTCTAAAATATCTTCCATCATTTTGTGGATGAATATCTTTAAATGTAAATAAATATTCTTTATAAGTAGAATCTAATACAACACTAGATGCACCATTTACGAAAGTTAAATTACTTGAACTTGATGCAGTCAGCTTTTTAATAAACACCATGTTACCACCTGCAGCTGCAACAGATCCAAAAGTAGTAGCTGCTCTAGCTCCTCGGTCATTTACTGTAATTAATCCTGAAGTAGGTAATGTCATTATGAGTCCTTTATTCCGTACATTATAATTTCACCTGTTTCTATGTTTCCAGTATCTACTTTAAATTGTATTTCGTCTATAGCTGAAGTTGTGTTAAAATAACCAGCTATTGGGAAGTATAATGAAAAATCATTATTATTGTAATCGTTAATACTTGAAATAAAATGTTTAACAAATGTAGTTGATGATGGATTAAATAATGTTAAAGTTCCAGAAATTGATTCATCATTACCATTTCCAGGATTACCCGCTATAGATTGAAATGATGTTCCTTGTGCCTTATCAAAATAAGCTGAATATGAAATACCTGCTGTATCACCACTTTCGTTATGAAAAACTTCAACCGCAGTCGATGTTATAGTTTCATTAAACCCACTTCCACCAACAGCATTTCCTTGAAATAAAAATTCTGCACCATTTGCTGATGGATGAATATTAATAAACTCAAACTTATAAATAGGATATGTGCTAT